CTACCTCTTTCGTTAACCTAGTGCAACCTGATTCAAGCCATACATACGGATTCTTTCTATTCGTTAAATACTTAGAATTTAATCGGTGTGTATGACCAGTGCTTCCACTACCCATATATTCAAAAATGTTTTTCTCTGCTGCAGTTTTATTTAAACTCAATCCGTGTGTAATATCGAAAATATTAAATAGATTATAAACATCGCTTTCGTCATAAATAAAGCCATCTGTCTTTTTTAAATCTAACATTTCATTATACTTAGTACTATTATAATTTTTATATAATACTGCCAATCTTGCTAACTGCTTATCGCCTAGATTATAAGGGTTTGTTATTCTTTCATCGTGGTTGCCTAATCTTACTCTAATCTTTGCATCTGTGCTTAATCGTAAAGGCTTAAGTATCTGCTCTTTAGTGTATTCAATCTCTCCGACTTCGGTATATCCTTTTAGTATACCCTCCTGGTAAAGTTTCTGACTGTGCTTTGATATGTAAGGCATATCCGTTACATCGCCATTAATTATTACCTCATCAAATTTATTATGTTGCAGCACCTGATTAATACACCTTAAAGCTGAAAGGTCTGCCAACCATCCGTGGCAATCTGAAAATATTAATACTTTATATAACTGCTTATCAAATAACTGTTTCTGTTGCCACCATTCCGTTTGTGTCTTATTGAATCTTGGGCGCATAAGTTTTATTTTGTGAAGTATAGTTTTGATTCGGTTGCTCTTCTAATTGTTAAACCTTTTAATTGTTTACCACCTGCTTTATCCCATCTCATAAATTCAGCTTCAATGGTTTTATCGTTAGGATTAGCTTTTACTTTTTTAAATAACGTGCTTCTAGTTAAAGCTGCACTACCGCAATTATATTGAAATAATAATAAAGCATCAAATTGATTCTGTGTAACCTCTGTCTTTCCTAGTTCTTTATTTAAATATTTCGCTTTTTTATCTACCTCATTTTTTAATAATGCTTCCGCTTCTGCAAGGCTTATCTTACTGCCCATTATTATAGAATTGCCTTTTATATCCGATATGCTACCATATCCAATAGTTACCACATTTGCCGGACATCTATAAGCATCTAATTTACAACCTTCAAATAACTTTAATAATCTATAAAATTCATTTGATGGTGTCATATATCTAGTATTTTTATAAGTTTAATTAAGTAAGGTACGGACAATCCAATTAAAAAAGCAATTAACCAATAAATAACTTTATTCTTTCTGCCTACCTTACTGGTTAAATCCTCGTTAGACTTCTGAATAGAAGTAGTAACTTTTGTTAAAGAATCAAACCTTGCATTTAAGATAGTTAATTTAGCAGTTGATTCTATTGACTTTGTTATATATACTGTTTTGTACGGTAATTTAACGTACACTTTTTTCGTCCCATAAATTGTATCTATTTGGGACAAGGTTGTATCAAAGTGAGGGTAAATTACTTCAATAGTTGTATCAAAGTGAGTGATGATTGTATCAACTTTAATAACATTGCAAGGGAATGAATCTAAGGCGATTTTAGCCACTATTTCAGGATAGCTGCCCAATGCCTTATTAACTTGTTTTACTGCCTTATTTTGGGTGTAGCAGCCTCCTAATAAGAAAGCTGCTACTAATATCCTATAAACCCTTAACATCGTGGTCCTTAGAATATAATCCTAATAATACCACCCCAATAGCAGCTACTAATTGTAGACCGCTTTTGCCTGTGAAAGCACCTTGATTATATGCCTCTACTAAAGCATCTACAATAAAGGGAATACCTGCTAAAAGTCCGGCAAGGCTAGTCTTAAAGTTTTTCATTTTTATCATTTTTTAAAAGTTTAAAAAGTGTGTAAGCTATTGACAATACTAATAATGTAATGCGTAGATAAGTTTCAATGTTAGTCATTGATACCGAAAGCGCAAAACCATTAAATAAATATATCTTATAATCTTGTGGATTCATTAGTCCTGTTTTACAAATCGTGGATATTGACTAAGAATATACTCATCTATTGGAGCATTGCTAACTCCCCAAACTGCAACTACTGAAGCAGGAATATAGCAGTTAAAATCTGCTAACTGGTTGTTGTTTTTACCTCTTAATGTTACGTAGGTATTACACCCTTCTCCGTTGCTTGATAGGTTGTTAGCAGTCCAAGATAAAGACCAAGCAAAATCGCCTGAGTAGTTAACGATTACTGGCTTAATTAAAATGCCACCTTTTTGATAGTAGATGGTATCGTTTCCGATTATTGCAGTATCACTACTATTTCTGAACATTTGCGCTTTTGTTGACAATGAAGCCAACACTAAAACTGATAGGATTATTTTTTTCATATTACTTTTTTATTTCTTTAGGCTTTGTTGCGATTAATTCGTAATGGCTAAGTGCTTCTAAAATATAATCACTTGCTGCTTTACTATCTAATTGCTTTTGTATAATTGCAATTACGTTTTTAAATTTTGTAGTATCCATTTTAATAATTAATGTATCAGATACTTGACTAAATGCTGCTGACATACTTAATGCCATTACTAGGGTTGTGATTGTTTTTTTCATATTTGATTTATTTGTTTTCTAATGTTTGAATTTTTGTTTGTAAATCTTTTATTTGTGCTTGTTGCTCTTGCATTCCTTTAATTAATATTGGTACTAATTTTGAATAATCAACTCCTTGATATATAGCATTACCATTTTCATCTACTTCATCTTTTTTACCATTTACTGTATAAGGTAATATATCTTGCAATTCGTGTGCAATAAATCCATACATTCTGCTTTTATTTGATTTCCAAGCATAATCATATGTTTTGATTTTAGAAATTAATTCCAATCCATTAAATTCTTTAAAATCTTCTTTTAGTCTATAATCTGATGAAGTATTATATGCGACATTTGTTCCATTATGTGTGATTGAGCCAAGTACACCTGAACCATTCCCTGCAAATCTTATTAATCCTCCTGAAACACTTTCATTTCCAACAGTTATCGGATAGTTTGAAGTTCCATCATATCTAAGTGTTAATTTACTAGCACCTGAAGCACTTGTAGTTCCATTAATTTGTACCTCCCCCCCACTTGTAATACGCATTCTTTCTGCACCACCTGCCTCAAATGTCATATTATAACTAACATTACCAACATAACATATTCCTGATGTTGATTTTAAACCTATATAACTATTTGTTGAATTTGTTTCAAAAAATGAACTTGTTGTTGTTGAGGAAGCATAAACGTGAAATGGTTGACTTGGACTTGTAGTTCCTATTCCTACATTACCACCATTTGTTAATGTTAAAATATTATTTGTATTAATTGTTCCATTATCATTCGCAGAAAAGAAAGTTAAATAATTAGAGGATGTTTGCCTCATTACCATTGTCCTAGTATTTGCACTACCACCTGAATTATATAAAATTAAATCAGCAGTTGTACCACCTTCAATAAATAATTGAGAGTATGTTGCATTTTTTAGATGTAATGGATAACTTGGACTTGGAGTACCTATACCTACATTACCATTCTTTACACTTAATCCATCTGCAAATGTACCCGCTCCTGTTGGATAGGCAATAGTAACTCTTGCAGATGTATAACTATCGGCATCAAATACACCATATATACGACCACTATTATAATCTAAACTATTATATGCACCTCCTAAACTAAGTGTTCCTCTAAAATCAATTCCTGGTGTTGTAGATACTGAACCTAGTTTTTGTAAGGTTATTAAATTGGTTGGAGATGTACTTCCTATACCTACATTACCTGATGCATTAATAAGCATTCTTATTGTAGAAGCAGTATTAAAATAAACAACTCCACTAGGTGCATCTAAGAAAACATTACCACCTGTTCCAACTGATTTTAATGCAATATCACTTAAGCTACCAGATGCTTGTATTATTGGAACACTAGCCGTAGATAAATTATAATAAATACCACTTGTACCTTCAACGTGAAATTTGCCACTTGGACTTGCAGTTCCTATTCCTACATTAGTTCCATTATCAAAAATTAAACTATTTCCTATTGTACTTCCTGTTGTAGTAAATTTTGCAATATAATTATTAGTACCTGTTCCTGTTACAGGATTAGTTAATGTTGATTGTTTATTATTAAAAGTAGTCCAATCAGTAGCTGACAAATAACCATTTACTGATGTAGTTGCTACAGGAATAGAAATAGTATTTGTAGTCCTTACTAAAGGAGATGAAAATGTTAATGCAGATTCTTTTCCATTAAACGTACTCCAATCGGTAGAACTTAAATATCCATTAACTGAACTGGTTGCAGCAGGTATAGAAATAGCAGGAGTAGTTCCTCCGCTTGATACTATTGGAGAAGTTCCTGTAACACTTGTAACATAAGTTCCGGCAGCTTGATACTGTGGAATGTTTAAAGTATTAGAACTAAAAGTTGCTGCTCCACTTGTTCCTGTTGTAGTTAATGTTATTGTATTTTGTTTTGTATTAATTCTATTACTTAATGAACTTGTATCTACTTTTCTTAAGTAAGCAGATAACATACTTGCAGTATCTGAAATATTTAATTTTAAATTGATTCGGTTACTTAATGAAGTTGTATCAACTCCAGTAATTGACTGAGTAGATAAAACACCACTAGCATCTGCTACCACCATACGAGTGCCACTACCTGCTAAATTTGATACTATTACATTTCCACCTGCCTTAAAAATTACTCTAGGTGGTGCTAAAGCTACGTTTGATTCATTAATATTTAAATCATTATTAAAACTACTTATATCCCATAACTTATTAGAAGATGAAGTGTTTTGAAATATTAAACCACCTGTGCTATTATTGGTATTCATTAAAATATTACCACCATAACTACCGACTTGTAAAGCACCATTTGAACCGGCAGTTGTACTTATGCTTACCGCATTACCATCATCTTTAATATTGCTATTTCCTATTGTAGTTCCTGAAGTAAATTTAGGTACTGTATTAGTAGTTCCGCTTAGTGCATCCGCTTTTGTATTGATTCTATTAGACAAAGAAACAGTATCAGTATAATTCATTTTATTACTAACCCTTGCATCTGTATAATACAAATTAGTTCCCTCAGCAATATTTGAAGTAGTACCATCTACCTTAGTCCATAAATTAGTAGATGTTTTGTATTGCAATAAACTGTTATTGCTTGGACTTTGTGCAGATACATTATGCAGTTCATCCATCTCATAACCATTCTGAATCTTTACAGATATAACCCCTTGTGTAGGATGGCTTCTAGTAACAACACCAACATAAACTAAATGCGAAGGAGCATACTGTTTAGTACTTGTAAATAAACCTGCAGTTGGACTTAAATATAATTGAGTACCTTCTAAAAAAGCACTTGTAGGCATATCTATTAAATCTCCAATTACAATTACATAACCATTTGAATTATCACTTATGTCTGCTTTTACTAAACCAAAAGTTTGTGCAGAAAGACTATCCGATGAAGCTGCTGCTTTTGTAACTGTTGGTAAATTTCCGTGACCACCATTAATAAAAACAACTGTTCCTTTTGTTAAAGTTGCACCTGTTTCATTATATACTTCTTTAACTAATGTTTCAACCTCTGTTACTATACCCTGCATAGTTTGTAAAGCACCAGTACCATCTATATACTGACTTGTATTTCCTGCACCTGTAACCGCTAATGTTCCTGTGCTTGTTATTGGGCTATTACTAACGTTAAAAGCTGCAGGCATAGATAAACCTACACTTGTAACCGCACTCTTTAAATATGGACTAAGCATTGCTGCAGTATCTGAATATTTAACTCGTAAATCAATTCTATTAGACAATGAACTTGTATCTGCTTTCCTAAGATAAGGACTAAGCATTGAAGCAGTATCGCTGATATTAAGTTTTAAATTTATCCTATTAGATATTGAAGTGGAATCAAAAGTAGGTATAGTCCAAGTACGATTTGCGCTTAAATCATAACCGACTCCGTTAATTGTTAAAACAGTTGCTTTATCTGCCTTTAAATTAATCCTATTTGATAGGTTAACCGTATCTTCTACTAATGCTAAAGTTCCGTTTCTTACTGGTAAATTATATTCCCTTGTATTATTTTGTTGAGCCTGATTTGCGTAATTAAATCTATTCGATTGAGTATAGGTACTTTGACCTTGAAGCCAACTTGTATAGAAGACGAAACCAGTTTTATCTGGAGTGATGCTTGTATAATCACTCGTGGGTGTGATGGAAAAGGGCGTATTTTTAACTTGCAATAAATAATCAGATTGTAAAGTATTGGCATTTAATTTATATGCTCCTAAATCAACATCTTTAATCGCTCCTACATATGGCACATAATTATCTTGTAATGTATCGCTATATTTAGGAATATTTAAAGTTGCACCTACTAAAGTTGAAGCACCACTTTTAAAATTAGTAGTTAATGTTATTGCGTTTTGTTTTTTATTAATCCTATCTGATAAACTAGCCGTATCTAGCTTCCTTAAATAAGGGTCTAACATCGCTGCAGTATCGGAGTATTTAACCCTTAAATCTATTCTTCTTGATAAACTTGCAGTGTCTAGTTTACGTAAATAAACACTAAGCATTTGCATAGTGTCTGATATATTTAATTTACCGTTAATTCTATTTGAAATATTAGTGCTATCTAAGTTAGCTTTAATCCATTGATAACCGCTATAAACATATAATCCACTATCAGTTACATTATACCTAATTTGACCAGCATCTCTACCACCTGTGATATTTCTTAACTGATTGATATTCAACGGAATAGTTAACACACTATCAAATAACATACGTTTAACAGGACCATATCCTGCCTGTGGCATAGCTTGATAAACCTGTGCTTTTAATCCAAAAGATAATAAAACTAATAATGTTATAATGGCACGTCGCATCCAGTAAATTGATTTTGTGTTGAAATATTAATTGTTAACTCCACCCCTGCCAAATAATCTTCGTACTTATCCGATATCGCATTAAAAGTTACGTTATCATCTATTGAATAATTATTTCTACCTGTACGCATTAAGCTAAGAATATCAGAAGCTATTTGCACTTGGTCGCTTATTACATCCTCTTCGTATTCAGCTTCTTGACCACTCTTATCTAAAAAGAAAAATTGAACATTGTATATCTGTTCTCTGCCTATATTTAAACTCCCTGAATTAATTGAAAAACAAGCAATCGGATAAACTGGTTGTTCATCTCTTAGTAGCCACTCTTTCGGTGTTGCGTACTTTGCTGTTTTTATCATTTCGTGATTTTGCAGCAGGCTTGTTATTGTTGTTATTAACTGGTTGTAGGTCATAAAATAAAACTCTTTGAATTAATGCTTTTTTATAAGCCATAAATTTATCTTATTGTGAATGAAAATAATTCTCCTGCTTGTGTTACATCCCCAGTAGGTAAAGTAATTACATTACCAACAATTTGTAAGTACATAGGATTTGCAGTAGGTAAGTTTGTGATACCTTTAACTAATCCTGACCTCATCGCAATTAATACTACTTTATTAACTAATCCACCAACCGCAAAACTACTATCTCCTGCTGCAGGTGTATGATAAATAGTGGTTGCTCCACCGCTTGTTGCATTGTTAGAAAATACCCTTACTCCGTCATTTACATTGCCTAAATAAATAGGACTTGTATATGCTTTTAATTCAGGGAATATAACATCTAATCCGCTGCCTGGATTAAAGTATTCAGAAAATAATAAATAATTCTCTCTTAAATAATTAATTAATCTTTGCTTGTAAAATTCAGCAGTCTTTTTATATTCATTTCCTATTAATTCTAAATCTGCTCTACTTGGAGCATTGCTTTCCTCACTTGTCTTTTGTAATATTCCCTTACTGAAAAATTGATAACCCAATCCAAAGGGTAATAAACTCATTGTGTACCATACCAAACAATCAGTAATAAAATTATCTAATAAAGATTTCTCTAAATTAGAAAGGTTTGCAGCCTCAATCCCTGATTGTAAACGTAAGTATAAAGTACTTCCCAAAGCAGGTTGCAAATAAAGGTCTTGCGCTACTTTAATATGTGGCTTTAATTGTTTGCCATCGATAGCATCACTTATTCCTGTTCTGCTTTTAATTAGATTCTCAGATATAAAAAGTATATTTGCGCTCATTTATTTTTTCTTTTGAATTATTAATGCCTTCCATTCGTGCCTGCATTGTGTTTCAATAATGCCATCATTATTCCAAAATCCTCCAACTCTATCAAATACCGAATAACCTAAAGCAGCACTCATTTGTTCTATTCTTGCTCTTGACCATAATTTAGTCTTTGCAAGTTCCATCATTTTAACACAAAATAAACGCGATGGATGTGCAGGTGTATTTCTCTCACTTGATGGTACAATACTTCTCCAAGCATAAGTATAGGCAACTGATAATAAGCCTTTTGGCTTAGGAGCATCTGCTTCTACATTTGTTCTCACTCTTTCAATAACTACATCTTTGCCAACCTTAACCTCTTTAACATCTAATATCTTATTGTCAACTAGATTTTGTAAGGATGCCTCCACAACCTTCACATCTTGCTTTAAAACCTCTGCAAGTATTTCGCTAGTCATTCTCTTATCTTTCTTAAGATAGCCCAAAATATCGGCTTCTAATTGGCTTAGCTGCTTAACCTCTGCAAAGTGATTGAATTCTCTTGCTGATTTTTCACTTAATACCTCATAATCATCTAAATTATCACTAAACTTTTCAAACATTTCTACCAACTCCATTTCTTTGTCATCGCTAGAAAATGTCTCAGTATCTAAACCTAAGAAAGTATTTACATCACTATCCGTAAATGCAAAGCCATTCTTTAACATTAATGCAGCTTGTTCTTTAGAAAGTTTACCATTAGTAAACTGTCTTACAATCCTCATTACATTTTGATATTGTCTGCCGGTAAGATTCTTTATAGATTCATTTGAAGCAGCAATAGGTTGGTCAGTTGGATTAACTGTTGGATTTATAGTTGGATTAACTACAGTAACCTCAGAAGCTAAACCTAATTTTTCTCTAATTTCTTCCCTTGTCATATTAGCAGCCATTACTCCCTCACTAAATTCAAAACTTAATGGCTCTACTGGTATTAATTCATAATCTCCCTTAATACCTACATAATCAAACAACTGATTAAATACTTCTTCAATCGCTTGTTGTCTTTCGTTTACATAAGTATTAGCAAATATCTTATAAGCATCCCTAATTTCTGTTGAACCGCCAAGTTGACCCTCTGTCTTAATACCAAACAATGAAGGCGAAGTAACCTGATGGCAGGCAAATATTTCTTGCTGAATTAAATTATTTACGTTTGTAAAATCTTCTTTAGTTAACATCGTTGAAGATAATGGCAATATTTCAGCACTATTATCTTTTGACTTGTTAAACATAATAACAACTCTATCGCCCTCGCTACCTGTAAATTTCTTTTTGATTCCTCTTTCAACTGCTTCTTTCGCCTCTTCTGCCGGCTCTCCACCATTTAAATTGATTAAAGTTGTAGCAACAAAACCATCTTTAGCATTACCTAAAATATGTCTGCTTACCTGAACATCACTCTCAATGTAATTTAAACCTTGAAAGTAGTTAGGCAACGGATAAATATCAGACTTAGGATTGTATTGTTTTACAAATAAAACCTGGCTTGCAGTTGGGTCTTGAATATTAAAAGCAGGATAATGTCTAGGTTTCTCTTTATTATCTGACCAATCGTTTTTAACTTGAAATTCGTTTTGCTCTTTATTAGTTCTAACTTTATGATACTCAAGATGATACACATCTTTAATCTGACCTAATAAATTATATATAACTTGTAGATAATAACCTCCAAAAAGTTCATCATCTAAAATACATTTTTTAGTAATTTGATTCCACGTTTCTCCCTTAGTGTTTGCCTTCTGTTCAATACCATCCCATCCCTGACCGAAAATATAATTCGTTTTACTTTTAATGATTGCACCGTGTTTTGGACTTTCATTAAATAAACCAATTAAATATTCAGGATAGTTATTATTGCCACCAAATTCAACATAACCCTTTGCCCTCTTTTCTTCAAATCGTGGTTGCTCCGCTTGTGCGAATTTTATTGTGATAATATTTTTATAATCCATAAGTAACGAAATTATTATTTTGTTCTTCGTATTTAGTAGGTTCAAAA